AAATCATACAGTAAAAAAGACGTAGATTTTTTTGCTATTTATTACAGAGACAAAGACGGATTCTTTATTTTAAAAAATGACGGCAAACGAAAATCATTTGAATTAACATCGCCTAAATATTTAAAATATTTTAATAACTTTGCAGAACTTTAAATGTTTTCAATTTTGTTTTCCAACGAAAAGGCGTCGCAAACTAATGTGGCGCTTTTTTTTTATCTTTACAAAAATATTCATAATATGAAACTAAAAATAAAACAATCCATTTTAAAAGGAGACAAGCGTTACAATGAGGGCGATGTTATAGATTTAGACGCAAATACTGCTAAGAACTGGATTAAAAAAGGTTTAGGATCTAAGATATCTAAAAAGAAAGAGAAACAAACCTTTGAAACTAAAGAACTAAAGGTTGAATATAAAGAAATCAAATCAGATGAGACAAATTAAAATCAACGCAACAACCGGTAATGAAATATTAACGGCTCAAAATGTTAAAGACTACGCTCGTATTGATACAAGCGCAGATGATAATTTAATTACCGCAATGATTTCTCAGGCTCGAATATGGTGCGAAAATTATATTTCAAGAGATATTGTTCCAAAAAATAGAACGTATTACTTAGATACAACCAATGGTTTGTTTGATTTACCTTTTGGCCCGATTGCTAGTATATCAGAGGTAACTATTGACGGAACGGCTACAACTGATTATGAAATACTTGGCTTAGATAATGAAACGATTGAACTAGATGGAGGCTCTGCCGAAAGAGTTAAAATTACCTATGTAACATTAGGAATAAATGATTCTTTAGTAAAACAAGCGATGTTGCAACTTATATCAACGTATTACGATAATAGGGCGGATTTTATTACTGAGCAAGATAATGTTTCAGAAATACCAACATCAACAAGACAAATTTTAACGTCTTATAAAACTATGTTTATTTAATGGACGCCGGAAAACTAGATTCTAAAATAACAATAAAGCGATTAGTTAAGTCGCCTGATGAATTTGGCGGGTTTAATTCTACTTTGTCAGAGGTTGCAACTGTATGGTGCAATTTAAAGCAGATTAGCGGAGATATAAGCGACAAACTAGGTAAAAGAACGCAAGACATTCAGATTGAAATAATGATGCGTAAAAATACCGCAGATTTAATTCAGTTAGGAGATATATTTACATTAGAGGGCGGTACAAAGAATTATCGTATAAATGAAAAGTATGAGTTTGATTTAGATTTTTATACTAAATTATTAGCAACAAAATCTCAATAAAATGAATATTAAAATCGACCAATCAGATTTGTCCCAACTTAAAAAAAAGTTAGACAATTTGCGTTCCTTTGATAAAAATACGTTATCAAGAGAATTAGTCTCGGCCGGTATGGATATAGCTAGGATTGCAAAAAGAGCTGCACCAGTTGATAAGGGTACACTAAGGCAATCAATAAGGTCAGAAAAGAAAGGCAAAACTGTGGAGGTTATAGCCGGAGCAAAATATGCGCCTTACCTAGAATTTGGAACGGGTGCTTTTGTAACTTTTGATGATATGCTAAAACTTGGAATACCAAAGAGTTATGCCGAACAATTTAAAGGCGCTAAGCCAGGTTATATGAAACCTCAGCCGTTTTTCTTTGGCTCTGCTAGAATAGGATTAAAAAAATTATTAACTCGTTTAAATGGCGAAATTAAAAAAGCAATAAAATAAGATGTTAGAGGCGATTCACTATGTAAGGAAAGGAATTATTGCAAAATTAAACGGCAATGTTTTAATTAACAATGTCGCCGTACCGATTTACAATCGTATTCCAACGGATGCAACCTATCCATTAATTAGAGTTTATTCAGTTTCAACAGACGAAACAGACCAAAACCAACAATCATTCATAACCGAAACAATAACACGAATAGAATGTATTTCAAAATTCTACTCGGATGATGGCGGACAATTAGACACTAATTTAATGGTTTCACAATGCCTTGAAAATGTTAGAACTAGGTCTGCAAATTATATTAATTTAGCGCCTAACGGATTTAATGTTTATACAAGTGTAAACAATGGCGTTACCTATTTAGAAGATGATCTAGCAGATTCAACTTATTTTAGAGGTATAATTGAACTATCAAACAAGATTGAACAAATTAACGCAGTTGGAGGTTTACAAAGTGAATTACAAAACGAATTACAATCATAAAATATAAATAATGGCTAAAATAACTTTCTCAACAAAATTAGACAATCAAACCTCAGTACTTCCTGAAGCTAATAAGGTAACTGCTGCTAATATAAACGAAATAAAAAATTCAGTAAATGCTTTGTATGATTCGCAAGGTGGATGGGTTGATTATGAAGATTCAGCAACTACGACAACGCCAATAAATCTAACGCAAAACGTTTGGACAGATTTAACAAATGACAAGGCCGGAAGCGGAACAATAACAACATACAAACCTAGCTTTGTAACTGGCGATTTATGGAACTCAGCATCTAACTCACTAGATTTTTCTGAAGTTGGAGCCGGTAGAGTTATGATTGTTAGAAACGATTTTGATATAACTGCCGGAGCATCAAATACAAGACTTGACGCACGTTTATATTTTCCTGATACCGGAAAAAGTGTTGAATTTATGCACGATAATATCGCAAGTAATAATGATTTAGTAAGGTATTCGAGAACTACTCAATTATTTACACATACAGATATTTTAACAAGTGGTTGTAAAATTCAAGTTAAAGTTGATAAATCAGGAGCAACGGCAACTGTTGAGAATTTTTTAATTACTATTATATCTCATTTCTAAAACAAAACAATGCGACAAATAAACAAAATAATCATTCATTGTAGCGCTACGCCGGAGGGTAGAAAAACAAGCGCCGAGGAAATAAAGAGTTGGCATTTAGAAAGAGGTTTTTCTGATATTGGTTATCATTATATTGTCCATTTAGACGGCTCAATTTCCTATGGCAGAAATGTTGAGAAAATAGGCGCACATTCAAGAGGGCAAAATAAAATGTCGATAGGCGTTTGCTATATTGGAGGTTTAGACGAATGTTTAGACGCTAAAGATACTAGAACGCCACAACAAAAAGAAAGTCTTTTAATCTTGCTAAAAACACTAAAAAAATTGCATTCTAAAGCGGTTATTTATGGCCATAGGGATTTTAGTGAAAAGGCTTGTCCGAGTTTTAATGCGTTTGATGAATATAAATTTATAGAGTAATGGAAAAGAAAAAATTTAAAGACACAAAAGTTGGTCAATTTATACTTAAAAAAATACCGGGTTTTGTTGGCGATATACTTCCACAAAAAGGAGTTTTAGGAGTTGTTAAAAACTTAATTGACAACGAGCCTGAATTAACAAGTCAAGATAAAACACAATTACACAATGAACTGATTGAGTTATATGAGTTAGAAGTTGCAGACAGAGATTCGGCTAGAAAACGAGAAGTTGAAAAGGCTAAATCAGGAGGCTTTGACTTTATGTTTAATTTGACCGGTGTTATTGGATTAGGCGCATTTGCTTTTATTATTTATGCGATTGTTTATTTACAAATCCCGGAATCTAACAAAGAAGTTTGGATTCATCTTATAGGAATTTGTGAAGGAATTGTATTATCAATTTTCGGATATTTCTTTGGCTCTGCCGTTAGAAAGAATGGCTAAAATAAATAATTTAAATTTTTGTATTTTTGTGAATATAAAATTTAAATAAAAAAAATGGCGTCAGATTTATATTATTCTAGTGAATTTCAAAAATTATCATTCGGAGACAAGGGTTTAAGAGTAATTGCTGCATCAGCTACATCTTTAACTGGAGAAAACTTTTGTGCAATACAAGCGATAGAATCATCAGTAATATCTTGTGACATTGATACAATAGGAGGCGATACTTCAATAAGTTCGTTATCTATGAGTACCGGTGTTGTTATTTATGGAAACTTTGATGATGTTAGCGTTGCAAGCGGTAAGGTTATTTGTTATTTAAGGTAAAATATATGATTGGATTAGGTTTAAGTTTACAAGTCGATCAAAAAAGTATTTTTTACTCTATAATAGTTCAAAATTACGTTGCAAGAGTTATTGCTGACGGCGGAACAATTGAGGCGGTTGATTGCGTACAGTCAAAATTGTCTTTATAAAAAACAACATAATAAATAAAACTATAAAAATATGTCTTTAGCGGATCAAGCAAGTCTTTTATTCATCCCAAGTGGTTATAAATCACAAAAAGTTTATTCTATTTTTCCTACTGATGGAGATGGGGATTTTGATTTTTTACGAAGTGGCTCAGCCACAAGAATAGCAAAAAACGGATTAATAACAACAGTTGATTCAAATGTTCCTAGACTTGAATATCCTTTGATTGATGGTGTTGTAAATGGATGCCCTAGTTTAAAACTTGAGCCACAGAGAACTAATTTATTACCTTATTCAGAAGATTTTAGTAATGCTGCTTGGGGTAAATACAACACAACATTACAATCAAATCAAGTTATTTCTCCAGATGGAACATTAAATGCAGATATTTTATTTGAAACTTCAGATAATAACTTCCATTTTATTTTTGATGCTATAAGTTCGTTAGCGAATACTGAATATAATTTTAGCATTTTTGTTAAAAAATTAAATAGAAGATATGTTGGTATTCAAGGTTTTAATAGTTTAAATAAAGGTAGTATTGCTTTTTTTGATTTAGATAATGGAACTTTAGAATATGAATTTTCAGAGGGAACTGGATATAGTGTTAGTGATGCTAAAATAGAAAAATATCCAAATGGATGGTATAGGTTAAGTGCTAATTTTACTGCACCAGATACAGAAATTTATATGGGTTTATGTTTAGCAGATGAAAGATGGTCAAGTGGTACTGCTTATGATAATACTTATTCTGGAGATATTACAAAAGGTGTTTACATCTGGGGCGCACAAATAGAACAAGGTTCTTATCCAACAAGCTATATTCCAACCAACGGAAGTACAGTAACTCGTAATGCAGAAACTTGCAACGGAGCAGGAGATGCAGCTACGTTTAACGATTCAGAAGGTGTTTTGATGGCGGAGATAAGTGCTTTGGCTAATGATTTAACTTATAGAAGCATAGGGTTAAATAGTGGGAGTGCTACAAATAGATTATTATTAACTTTTAATAATGTTTCAAATAACATAAATTTTTTAATACAAGTCGGTGGAGTTACTCAAGTAAATATAAATTATGCATCTGCAAATATTACTTCAAATAACAATATTGCTTTAAAATATAAATTAAATGATTTTGCATTATGGGTTAATGGATTTGAGGTTGGTACTGATACAAGTGGTAATGTTTTTCCTATAAATACTTTAAATAATGTATCTTTTGACAATTCTAATGCAGCAGACAATTTCTACGGAAACACTAAACAAGTACAATACTACAATTCAGCATTAACAGATAGCGAACTAGAACAACTAACGTCTTGGACATCTTTTTCAGATATGGCTAACGGACAACAATATTCAATAATATAGATATGGCAAATACTTTAAATTTAGGAAACGGAAATTGGGCAACTAAAGAAGGCTATTTGCTTGGTTACAATTCAGAAAGTAACAACTACAAGCCTCTGCCCTTTACATTTACAAGAGCATCAAAGGCTACTGTTATAAATAAAGATGGTTTAATTGAAGAAGTAAGCAATGGAATACCTAGAATAGATTTTTTAGGTAATACACAAGGTGCTTTAAAACTTGAGCCGAGTAGAACAAACCTAATAACTTATTCTAGTGACTTTCCTAATCCTTATTGGACAAAGAGTGGTGCGACTATTCAAGGAGACCCAAGTACTGCGGGTAGTGAGTTAATAGTTAATGGAGATTTTGCAACAGATAGTGATTGGATTAAGCAAACAGGATGGACAATTAGTGGAGGTGTCGCTAGTTGTGATGGTACGCAAACTTCAATAGTGTATCTTTATCAAACAGGGATAGGTGTGATTGGTAAAACTTATAAATGTGAGTTTGAAGTAACCTCTTACACTAGCGGGAGCATAAAGTTATCCTCTAATGGTAATGATGGTAGTTACGTATCTTCTACAGGAATTCACACTGAATATCTTAATTTTATAGGAACTAATTGTTTTATGACTGTAACTTCAGATTTCATAGGCTCAATAGACAACGTATCTGTAAAAGAAGTACAAGGTTTTACATCGCCCGATGGAACTACTAATGCTTATAAGTTGGTTGAGGGTACGAATGATGGCGCACACGCATTTTATAATTCAGGTTTTTCATCTTTAAATGGACAAAGTTATACCTTTTCAATGTTTGTAAAATATAATGGTAGACAATGGTTTCGTTTATGGGGTCAATACGGAAATTCAAACAAATCAGTTTATTTTGATATTCAAAATGGCTTAGTAGGCACTAAGGATAGTGGTGTTACAGGCAACATAGAGGATTATGGTAATGGATGGTATCGAATATCTGCAACTGCAACAACAGATGGTACTTCTAATCGTTTCAGAGGATATTTAGCAGAAGCAGATAATGACCCATTTTATCAAGGTAATGGCACAAGTGGTGTTTATGTATTCGGCTCACAAGTAGAATTAGGAAGTTACCCTACATCTTACATACCAACACAAGGTAGTGCAGTAACAAGGTTGGCTGATGTTTGTAACAATGGAGGAAATGACCAAGTGATAAATTCTAGTGAGGGTGTATTGTATTTAGAGGTAGCTGCCCTATCAGATGATTTAACAAATAGGGCAATATCTATTTCAAGTGGTACTGCAGCCAACAAAATACAATTAAAATTTGATAACTCATCAAATCAAATAGAATATGATGTTGCTAGAGGTGGTGTTTCTCAAGTAGGAATCGATAGAGTAATAACCGACACAACACTTTATAATAAGATAGCTTGTAAGTGGAAAGTTAATGATTTTTCATTGTGGGTTAATGGGGTTGAAATAGGAACTGATACAAGTGGTGATACCCCACTAGGATTATCTAATTTATCATTTTATGATGCAAACGGAGGGAATAGTTTCGATGGTAACGTAAGAGACGTGAAAGTTTATAACAATGCATTAACCGATAGCGAATTACAAGCATTAACAAGTTAAGAGTAATAATTACACCTATAATAACAACAAGAGTAAATAAAATAAATAAGTAATGAGAATAGCAAAATACGAATTTGATTCAAGAGAACAAGCACAAAGTAAAATTGATGCTCTTGGAACTGCAACTGATGAAGATGGAAACAAATATCCAACTCACAAAAGTACCATTGTACAACTAGGAAATATTGTTCTTGAACAAGGGGAATATGACGAAGAAGGAGAAGAAACTACTGCTCCAGTATTATCAGAAGGTTGGCATATTGACGTATGTTGGAACGATGCAGATATTACTACAATAGAACAAGAAGCAGTTTTAGATGAAAATGGTATGATAGTAACTCCAGAGGTAACATCAGTTGACCATCCTTATGGTTGGAAATCTTACGCAGTTGATGTTGAAGGTAATGGTGTACATTCTTTCTTTGGATTGAACTACGA